GGCTCGCCAAGCGGCTCGATGGAGCCCTGCAGCTCGCGCATGGCCTCCTGCGATTTCACGGCGAAGCTGTCGGAGGCGGCCTCCTGGGCCTGCTGCGCCGCGCCGGCGACGTCGCCGAAGCTGTCCTGCACGCCCGCCAGGGACTCGATCATGCCCATGGCATTGTCCTCGCCCAGCGAGGACCACAGGGTGGAGGCCAGCGCGGCCTTGTCGTACTCGTTTGGCATCTGCGTGAGGTCGCCCAGCACCGCCTGCAGCATGTCCTCGGCGGTGGCGCTGCCGTTCTTGAAGTTCTCGAAGACCTCCTGCGTGCCCTCGCTGAACGAGCCGATGGATTCCTCCATGCGGCCGTCGGACAGCGCCGTCAGGAACTCGTTGAGGTAGTCGCCCACCTTGTCCAGGTTGTACGCGCCGTTGGACGTGCCCGCTTCTAGCAGCGAGAAGTACTCGCTGGCGCTCATTCCCGCCTCGCCCCATCGCACGGAGTATTCGCTCAGGTTGTCGCCCAGCTCGTCGGTGTAGTTCAGGCCGCGCTGCATGCCCGCCGTCAGCAGGTCGCTGGCCTCGGTGGCGGACAGCCCGAAGCCCTCCATGAGGGCGTTGGTGCCGCGTATGGACTCGTTCACGTCTGCGCCGAAGGTGTCCGACAGCATGAGTGCGTTGGTGGTGACGGTCTGCAGGTCCTCGTCGGACACGTCGCGAAGGGTGGACTTGCACTGGATCAGCGCATCGTTGACCTCGTCCAGGGACTGACCCCAGCCACCCTCGTATATGCGCTTGCCTATGCCGCTGAAACGCTCGGCCTCCTCGCCGGACACGCCAAACGCGGCGGCTATGCGGGCGTTGGCCTGCTCGTAGTCGCTGGCCACGCCGAATACGGCCTTGCCGGCGGCCACCACGGGCGCGGTCAGCGTCACCGTGGCGGCCGTGCCAGCCTTCTTGAACGAGGACGACAGCTTCGCGGCCTTCTCGTCGCCCTCGGTTATGTTCTTCCAGGAGATGCCCTGGAGGTCGCGCTCCAGGGCCTTGATGTTCTTGGATACGTCAACGGTGTCGAGCACCGCTTTGATGATGACGTTGCCGTCCATGCTCACCTCGTCGCTCTCTTGAGCGCGGCGAACACATCGCGCATCGCCGCGTCGCTTCCTTCCTCAGAGCCGTGTGAGCTGCGGCCTTTGCCGAGTTCGAACGCCTTGTGGGCGGCGTTCCAGGCCTCGACCTCCTGCCTGTTGTATTTGGTTGGCTTCGGCTTGGTCGCCGGGTTGCGGTAGTGGATGGCCGCGCCGAGCGGCGTGTCCTGCGGGCAGCCGCCCACGAGTGCCACGAACTCGGCGAAGCTGATGCGACCGCGCACCTCGTCCCACTCGATGCCGTAGGCCTGGCGGAAGCTGGTGCGTATGCGCGCCGCGTCCTCCTCCAAGTCCCACAGCGGGGTCTCGTGCGGGCGGTCGCCGCTCAGGTCGAGTCCGCACATGTCCCATACCGCCGCGTCGCGCATCCGCACGAACTCGGCGGCGTCGTAGTCGCATGCGCACCACGCGTCCGCCCAGTCCACGAAGAACAGCGCCAGGAACTCGTCCCGGCGCTGGTCGTCGGACTTGCCCTCGTCGGTCAGCACCTCGATGACGCGGATGATCGTGAGCGCGTCGTCGCGCACCAGCACCTCCTCGCCGTTCCACGGGTAGCGCGTGGCGCTCGTGCCGTCGGGCAGCCGCACCCGCTCGGCCGTGAGCGCGGCTGGCAGCATTACTTGCCGCCCTTCTTCTTGCGCTTGGCCTTGGCGCGGCGCTGGGCGCGGTTGAGCGCCTGGACCTGATCGGCGCGCTCGCTGTATGCAAGGCCGCACGCCATCAGCTGCTCGCTGGTCGCGTGGCGCGCCAACATGTTGAGGAACGTGGCGAAGACCTCGCCCAGGATGCGGATGTTCTCCTCGGGCGCGATGGGGCCCTCGTCGCCGCCCATCCACGCGAGCAGCTGCTCCCAGCCCTCGGTGCCGATGAACGTCGAGATGGTGCGCTTCATGAGGCGGGCCTGCGCGGCGTTGGCCTCGGCCGCCTTCTCGGGGGTGTCGGCCTCGCGGGCCATCTGCTCGTTGGCCTGCGCGCGGTCGATGGCGTTGCCGACCTTGGCCAGGTACTCCTCGATATGCTTGTCGTCGAACCACACGCGGAATCGCGGCGTGTCGGGGTTCTCCTCGGGGTCCTCGAAGAACACGTCCTCGTACGCGCGGATGTTTTTCAGAAGTTCCATTTGTTGCCCCTTTCGTGAGCGGTGAGCGTCGGGCATAGAAAAGGGGCGCGGGCCGCTCACTAGCCCGCGCCCCCATGTCCAGGAGGTTATGTCTGGTGTCGCCTGCGGCTACTTCGCCGCCACGGTGACCTTCACCTGCGTGCAGATGCTCGGCTTCGACGCGCAGCGCACGGTGATGACCGCCTCGCCTGCGGCCACGCCCGTCACGTTGCCGTCGCTGTCGACGGTGGCCACGTCGGTGTTGCCCGATGCGAAGAAGCACTTGGTGTTCGCCTCGGCGGGCGTGACGGTCGGCGCGAGCTTCATGGACTTGCCCACGGCGGGGCCTGTCGGCGCGGTGCAGGTGACGCCCGTGGGCTGCTTGAGCTTGTTGGCGGGGATGTAGCGCATAGCGCCAGCGCCCGAGATTGTGCAGGAGAACGCGCCGGGGTCGGACGCCGCGCCCTGCTGCGAGCCGACGGTCAGGCCCAGGTAGGTGCAGTCGCCCTCCACCACGTCGCCGTTGGGGTCGGTGTGGCGGAAGTGGCCCGTGCGGCCCTCGCCGGTCTCAAGCGCCAGGCTGGCAACGAAGTCCTGCGCGGGGTCGCCGTAGCAGCGGTCGCCAGTGACCTCGTACTGCGGCTGCACGCTCTTTACCTTGTCGGTGGGAGTGCCGTAGCCGTCGTAGTAGTCCTTGGTCTCGGTAGTCTCGTTGGTGGTCGGCTTCACCTCGGTGATGCCGCGCGAGAAGATGGCCCACGTGGGGCTGGCCGCGTCTGGCGTGGTGTCGATCTCCAGCGCGCTCATGTAGTTGGGCGCGAAGCCCAGGTCTTGGTTCTTTGCCATCGTTATCTCTCCTCTATGGTTATGGTCGCTTTGATTCGGAACTCCCACAGGTACGGCCCGCCCTCGGGCGGCGTTATCTCCTGCGGCTCGGTGTACAGCGACGCGCTCGTGAAGCCGTAGGAGCCTGTGGGCGAGGACAGGTCGGCCCCGTCCAGCGCGTCGGCCAGGTCGTAGGCGTCGCCCATGGCCTTGGCCTCGGAGGTGTCCTTCACGATGACCTGCAGCACGTATCCCACGCGGCGGGTGCCGTCCATGTGGCGCACCACGTCGGTGGTGGGCATGGGCCGCAGCACCACCGCGTCGTCGTGGCCGCGCGAGGCGGCCAGGCGGGTGAGGAGCACCGGGCCGTAGCCCAGGGCCTCTATGGCGGCCTTCGCCGCCTCCATCACGTCCGGGGCCATGTCACGCCCCCTCGGTCAGGAGGTCGACGGCCAGGCGCTCCCAGTCCTCGCCATGCGCTTCCTTCGCGGCCTTCGGCCAGTCGGCCTTGGCCCTCGGGTTCTTGCCGTGCTTGATGGAGCTGTCGGGCAGGTCGCGCACGTAGGCGGCGTAGTCGGCGTCCCATATGACGAGGCCCTGCCTGAAGTCGGAGGCGGCCCGCATGGAGTCGTGCATGCGCTTGGTGTCCTCTGGCGTGAACGCGTTCATGTCCTCGGCCACGCTCATGGCGAACTTCACCTGCTTGGCCTCCAGCTCCTTCGCGCTGAAACGCTTCATGAGCTTGGTCAGGTCGACCGTAACTGCTGCGGGCATGGCTACCTCACCTCCAGTTCCCAGTGGTGGGGACGGGTGCCGAACGCGCGGCGGGGCGTGCACCTCGCCACGTTCATCCACTCGCCCCCGTCGATGCTCACGCGGCTGCCCACTGGCACGTCGAACATACCCGGGCTGTCCGCGCCGTCTGCTATCACGAGGCCCTGCGCCCCGTCGC